TACAGATAACCCTGAATTAGCTATAGAAAATCGAGTAGTATTAGTAATAACAAATGATTGCTACCTACCTAAGTTTTGGGAAGTACAATTTTTACGCACTTTACAAATTGATACATCACAAGTTTTAGTTCCATGTTTTACTAATTCAAAATACCAAGAACAACAATGTCCGTTATTTGAGACATTTACTGATGGAATATACCTTGAAAAATTAGACTGGTATAATAGATGTAGTAAACCAACTATTAAACAAATATCAAATTGCTCTGTTGATGCAAGTTTATTTGGATATACTACGTTCGTAGATACTCCATTAGATGAACGAAATTGGAATGTATTACAATCATGTATTATTGGTAATTCAGCAATACTACTTAAAGATACTAACAGTGTTATAAACTTATTGGATTTAATATGATACAAGTTTGCATACCTCACACCGGGTCAATTGAAAGTAATGTAGTTGAGTGGCTAACCGCTCATAATCATAAACCATATCTACAAAAAGCATATTCGGTATGTAAAGGTAGAAATCAATTACTGAGTCGATTTTTAACTATGTCGACAGCCGACTGGTTATTCTATCTCGATTCAGATATGTGCCCAGCCACACCTGGGTTATTTAATTTTGTAGAACAACAAACAGATATCGACTGCATGTTTGTCCCAGGTATTACTAATAAATTAAAATGGAACATGTCATTAGATACCGCTGAGCTATTAGATTTAAAAGAATATACACCTAATGGTAAATACGAATTAAGACCTACAAATATATTTGGTGGATCAGGGGTATTTTTACATAGACGGTTATTAGAAAAATTACCTGCTAATATATGGCGTGAATCAAATAACAATAATACATCAGAAGACATTTTATTTTCATACACACTAACTCAAACATATCAAGTACCGGCATATGTAATATACAATTCAGCCCTACATCACTACAAAGGTGGATTTGACCTATTGTCTCTAGCCGGACTATGAAAATATTAGTAGGTGCACCAGTAAATCAAACTACGGTAATATTTGAGCAATATCTTAATTCGTTGCGAAACATGAAAGGTGAGTTTGATTTATTTTTTATACTACATAATTCACCACATCTAATACCGTTACTATCAGATAACGAATATGTAGAGTTTAATACTAACACTAAGTACGAACCACATAATTGGACTCCAAAAAATTTAAAGGAAGTTGGAATTATGCGTAATATGTTAGTAGATTATGCAAAAACCAATGATTATGATTACTTTTTTTCAGTAGATAGCGACCAAATAATACACCAAGATACTCTAGTGCATTTAATATCATTAAATAAAGATATTGTTGGTGAAGTAATATGGACAAAATGGAAAGATAACGAAGAAGAGATGCCAAATGCATGGATGTCGGATTTCTATGAGTTTGGTAACTTCCCTATTCAGTTATTACGAGTACCCGGGTTATATAAAGTTGGGATGATGGGTGGGTGTTACTTAATAAAAAAAGCTGTACTACACGCAGGTGTAAGTTATGCACCTATATATAATATTTCGTATACTGCATGGGAAGATAGAGCATTCTTTGTGCGTGCAGCGGTACACGGGTTCGATTGTTATTTAGACACCACGTACCCTGTTAAACATTTATATTAATATTAATATAAATAGTATACAAACATTTATATGAGTTGATGATGACTAACGTAATAGCAAATTATAATACCACTAATTATTATATTCCATTACCCTATATTGCTAATAGAGTAGTAGATGATTTATCGCGTATCGTATCTGCTTTTGTAACTATCGACTCTTTACTAGCTACAAAAGCAGATAGTAGCTTGATCGGAACACTTAACGGTCTTGCGACGTTAGATAGTAATGGTAGACTAACATCCTCTCAATTACCGGCATTAACTGGTGATGTAACTTCTAATGCTGGATCTACAACACTAGCTTTGTCTAACACTGGTGTTGTAGCTGGGACGTATAACTCTGTTACTGTAGATGCTAAGGGTCGAGTTATAAGTGCATCAGTTGTGTCAACTACACCTAATGTATCAAGTGATTTTACAACTACGTTAAACACGTTAAGCTTATCTGACACTGGTGTTGTAGCCGGGACGTACAGTTCGGTGACTGTTGATGCTAAGGGGCGAATTACAAATGGTACGATTCCTGCTAACGATCCTTCACAAACACAGTCTAAAACACTTCAATGGGTTGGAACCGTTACTAGCATGATTGGTAATAATAGATGGTATCCATTTAAACCGGTTACAATAATTGGTGCATATATGTCTATAAATACCGCGCCAACCTCATCAATTACAGCAACTATAAATAAAAACGGAGTAGCAATAGGTACTGTTACACTATTAGCAGGTGCTTATATAAGTACCACCACCGGCTTATTAACATCAATGACAGTTGATGATTATATTCTTGTTGATATTGCAGGTACTTCCGGAGCTAATGCTTCATTAACGATAACCTATATTTAAGGAACCATTATGGCAGCACCTACAATTACCTCTTTAGGTAATAATACAACGCAAATAACTCTTAATCAATCGACTATAGTTGAAATGACTACAGCTGTTAAAAATGCTATTACAGGCCTAACTATTCCTACTGCAACTACTTTTAGTAATGGTGGAACAACTGGATGGGATCTTGTATGGGAAGGTTATTTGCATGACTATACTAAAGTATTTCATCAAGTATTTAGAGCATTAAATAAAGATGGTGTATCCTATAAACCGCTTATTTTACGATGGTATCCACAAGAAAATGAATTATGGGTTACTACTTGTGAGAATATTACAATAGGTGGCAGTGCAAGTGTTTTTACTGCAGCACCTAACCAAGCACGAACTACTACATATAATAATACAACATTTGTGAATGAAGCCTTTACATGGGAAAATTGTTCAGCTACTCCATTTAAAATGGATGCTTGTGATTTAATTATTAATGTAGATGCTAGACATTTTATTGTACAATCGTATATTGCATCAGAGCCTGGTCCATGGCAAGGTATTTTTGAAATACAAAGAAATGATCCGTTAGATACGCCCACGCAGTCAAAACCTTGTTGGGGTTTTATAGGCTCTACATTATGGATGCTTGGGGTTACGAACAATGATCCTACTACCTTAAATGCCAGTGGCTCAGTACCGCTAGCTAATAGTCCGGGTAGAACATATCCATTAATTTGTATGCCATCGATAATGAAATCTACAGGAAGAGCCACGGGTTACAGTGCATGTATAGATTTAGCAGCAGATTTTGGGATAGGAACTTTCCCTACATGGACACATTACAGTTCTACTTTTAACCCTAGTTATCATTCTCCTGCGCTGCCTGCGCTAATGTCAAATGATGCTAATAATGGCAGATTTCAATTCAGCGGATGGGATAAGACTAAACGGGCAGCTTTACCAATATCAGTTGTGTCTGATTATGCTTCAACAGCGCCAGTTGTTCTTGGGCAAATATATGGCTTAAAATTAATTGGTCCTGTTGGGCAAAGCATGAATAAAATGAAGTTAACTGTAGATAGTGACGGAAGTTACTCTGCTAGTGGTACTGAAAAAGATCATTTCATATTAAATATACACCATAAAAATGGTTACTCTATTCAGGCTCATGCTGCGCGGACTGAATTAACTTACACAACTCTTGGCAGTTTTCCTGGTGATAGCTCTTATGGTATATGTGCTATTGTCAGCGCAGGCTCGTGCTATATTGCTGTGCAAGGTACAAAAGTATACAAAGTAGATGCTTTTTCTGGTGGTACATCACTTTTATTTACTGCAAGCGGTGCATATACTGCGCATCGTTTTGACGGTGAAAAATATTTTTATATGATGACTAGCAGTCAATTACATCGTATAGACGTGTATCAAGGAACAGTCAATTCATATGCAGTTACCTCAAGCGCAAAGTGGTTTGATTTGCTTCGTTCATCTCTTGGTGTTGATAATATACTGTATACAACGATTAATACCACAGTAGCACCTATTGTGTATAAACTTGATGTAAGTGCTGGAACTAACTCAACTTTAGTAACATCTCCGTCTGTGGCTAATTCAATTGCATTAGGTTCGCTTGCTATCGATGCATGGGGGAATATTGCATTTCAAACTACTGCATGGAGTTCTAGTGTATTGCCATTCAGAATTAAATATTACAGCAATACAGCTGTTTGGTCAGAGGTTGGTATGCCAGTAGTTCCAAGCACTGATTTTCAATATCAGTATCACAATAATATACGATTGATCAATAGCTCAACATTTATCAGCGCTTTAGCAAATGGCGGTCCTCACAGTAGAACTGCATTTTATAAGATTTATGTTAACGTTTTTAATTTCAGTACATTCCCAAATGTTCAACTTCAAATGTCTAGTTTTCCGCACGAAACTAATATGTATCCTCCATATGCAATTAGCAGATTTTTTGGTAATTTGGTAATTGGTGGGGTTACTACACAGTCTAACGGTAATAATTATTCTTACGCGCACCTGTCAGCATATGGAAGTACATATTTTTACGGAAATACGGCTAATTTTGCCGATACCACTCTTGCTCCTACTAATGGAGCTGTGTGGACATTAATGAGCGATGGTGTTCGGGCTATAATGCCTAGTGGTGCAGGTGGTACTGCTCTTAGAGTAATTTCAGGCTTTGGCAGTGACCGTGTATACAACCAAACAAAATTAGCGCAGATTGCAGTGGTGGCATAGATGGCCACTCTCCCAACTACTACATATGTAACGCCTTTATATAGAAGTGCAAATATTAGTAACCAAGTACGTTGCGGTACATTTTATGACTTGCCATTTTCAGCTAAACAAGTACATAAAATAGATAATTGTAAAGGCTGGAAGGATGCTACTATTAGTCCAAACGTAGGTAATTTTTATAGCATTTTAAATAATTTTAAAATTGACGCTAAAGTAAAATACGGGGGTGTAATACCTCCAGAAGAGCCTAAATCATTATTATTTGTGATTAATTATAGGCAAGATTTATTGGCTCAATATTTTTATCCATTCCCTATCCCAACACTATTTAGTGTAGCCACGGGGTGGAAAAGCCCCTACGCACTTACAGCAGGTGTTCAATTTTATTCATACTGGAGTTAATATGGATTACAATACAATTAAAGAATTTCTATCATCTGCTACGTTTATCTATGCAGATATAACAGAAGAAGAGTTAAGTAACGCCACAGGTAGTATATATCTTACAGAAGTTAACGGTATTAAGTACTTAGGTACATCAATGGCTATTGAAGAATTGGCAGAGAAAGAGTTAATAGCTCCTGCACCTGTCGAAGAAGAAGTGATTGTTGAAGAAGTACCAGTAGTAGAGTAAAGTTATATCTTAATTCTCTATACATTTATAAATACGAGTTAATTAAACATAATTAGATGTTGATTCTGGTTTTAAATGTATAGAGGATATAATAAATGTTAGCAGATGGTTTACAGTTCCTAGAAGGGTCGGTCAATACTAATCTTGTTTTACCATCAGTTACGGAAGCTGGTAAGGCCGCATTAGTTAACGTTGATGTTGGTGAGATTGTTTGGCAGACTACTGGTGAACAAGGTATCTATGTATATGACGGTACTGTTTGGCAATATGGGTTAGATACCGCTCCGTATACTCCACCTAAAACAACATTAACTGCATATGGTATTACTGACGCGGTTCGATCAAACCCAACTATTACCGCAGGTACTGGTACTAAAGTTACATATGATAGTAAGGGTCTCGTAACAAGCTCTACTACACTAGTATTATCCGACCTACCAGATATTCCGACCACAAAACTAACAGGTCAAATATCTGTTGCACAATTACCTACACTTGGTTCAACCGCACACACATATAATAAAGTTTATGTTGATGCAACCGGTCGAGTTGTAAGTGGTGAAACAAGCACCACATTAGCTGGTTTTGGCATAACAGATGCAATCCGCTCAAACACAGCAATTACCGCAGGTACTGGAACTAAAGTTTCATATGACTCTAAAGGTCTAGTTTTATCGTCCACAACGTTAATTGAAACAGATATACCAAATATTCACACCAGTAAGTTAATAGGTAAAATATCTACAGCTCAGCTACCAGAGCTTGGTGATATTACTAATACCTATACAAAACCACATATTGATAGCACTGGACGAGTAATTGGTGGTGACAATCCAACAACTTTAGCTGGGTATGGCATTACAGATGCAATGTATGCTAATCAACTAATCACACCAAACACCGGCATTAAAATAACTTATGATGAAAATGGATTAGTATTATCATCCGGCTCATTAACTGTAAGTGATATACCTGAACTAGATGCGAGTAAAATCACCACCGGTAGATTCTCTGCTAATTTTTTACCGTTTATTGATACGTTAAATATTGGTTATTACACAAAAGTATTAATAGATAATACTGGTCGTGTAACTGCTGGATCAAATCCAACTACCTTAGCTGGATACGGTATTACAGATGGTATGACCGGTAATGCTGATATTCCAGCTGGAACCGGTACTAAAATTACATATGATGAGAAGGGATTAGTTACCGCATCTGACATATTAATTGAAAGCGATATTCCGGACCTAGATGCTAATAAAATTACAACTGGTGTATTTAATGCATCATTACTGCCATTAACTGGTACAGCTGGTAGCTACTATAATGTTACTACTGATAACAAAGGTAGAGTTACTGCGGGTGTTTCAAATTTAACTATTGCAGATATCGATGAGCTTACAAGTGAATTAGCGTATAAAGCTGTACCGAGTGATATTACATCCGCAATAGACGCCATTAAAGATGAAGTTGATTCAAGTGGAAACACACTTAAAAAATTATATAATTTAATATTATCTAATAGCCATGAAGTTACGGTTGCAGATACCGCAGCTAGAAATGCATTAAATATCTCATCATTACCAACTAACATATTCGTAGTTAATGATGGTGACGACCACTGGGCGTTATATAAAGCTACTACATTAGGTTTAGCTGTAGATGCAAATGTAGTTAAGATATCTGACCCAGACTTATTAAACGGTGCACTAGGATTTAACGCTGAAGGTATTAACAATAAAGATCCTGATGAAACATTATCAGCTAATAGCGATATTAAATATCCAACACAAAAAGCTGTTAAAACATATGCTGACACAAAACTATCGCCAAATGCTGATATTGTTGCAGGTACCGGTACTAAAATTACTTATGATAGTAAGGGGTTAGTTGTTAGCAAATCAACGCTTGTAGCATCTGATATTCCAAGTTTAGATGCGAGTGTGATTACATCAGGGGTATTTAATCAAACATTGATTCCAACTGTTGGTATTAATACTGCATTAACATACGTAAAAGTAAATGCTGATCAGTATGGGCGAGTCACATCCGGTGTAACCGCATTAACAGCATCTGATATACCAAACCTAGATGCAAGTAAAATTACCACCGGTAAAATTACAACAAGTATGTTGCCTGATATTGGTATCAGCGAACATACATATCGTTCTGTAAGTGTTGACGGTCAAGGACGAGTAGTTACAGGTACTAACCCTACTACTCTAGATGGGTACGGAATTACTGATGCTTTAAGAGTTCCAGCAGCAATAACGCCTGCAACTGGTATTAAAATTACATATGACACACATGGGTTCGTATTGAGCTCAGAACCAAGTCTTGCTGTATCTGATATTCCTGATTTACCATTAAGTAAAATTACATCCGGTGTATTAGAAGCATCTATGCTTCCATTATCAGGTGTAACAGCGGGTCACTTTAAGAAAATTACTGCTGATCGATTTGGCCGTGTAGTAGGTGGAACAGATACTCTTATTATTCCTGATATTACCGATTTACAAGCGGCATTAGATACAAAAATTACAGGCCCAGTTGCACAAAGTTATGTTGATATTGCCGTAGCCGCTATTAAAAATAATGTACCTGTTGCAGGTGAAACATTAAATGATTTATACGAGTTAATTAAAGTATGTCAACATGATACTGCAGTTATTAATATTGCTGCACGTAACGATTTAATTGTTGATTCATTACCTGCAACCATATTTGTTGAGGATGATGGCGATGGTAAGTGGGCGCTATATCGTGTGTTATTTACCGATGAGCAGTTTGGTAACTATCAACTAACTCATGAAGATGCGGTTATACATGATAAGTTTGCAAAAATATCTGATGAGAGTTTCCTTGCTCTTATCGCTACAGGATTTACACCTGAAAACGCATACAACAAATCAACCAATATTTTATTATTAGATGGTGCGCAGGCAAGTAGCGTTAAATATCCAACGCAATCAGCTGTAAAAAGTTATGTTGATAACAGATTACTAACGATATCATCATTACTAACAGATGTTATTCATACCACCGCTGTACCACCTGGTACTGATTTAAACACTACTTACCTAGTATTAGATGACGATATAAGATTAACTGATAACCGTCCTCCGTTAGAGCATACTCATTTATCAACAGATATAGATGGGTTTACAGAAGCATTAGTTAATAAGATCGATAAAGGTCCGGGTGTGATTGCCGGTACAGGTATAAAAATAACTTATAATACGGATGGGTTGGTTACTGGAGTTACCGCGTTAGAAGCTAGTGACATTCCAAATATCAGTGCAGACAAAATTACAAGCGGCACATTAAGTATTAATCGATTACCACCAACAGTTGTATATACAGATGAGAATGGTATGGTACCATCAGGTATGATACCATCTATATCACTAACAGGTACGATCACACCTGCAACTATTGAGGATATGAATCTTGATACTACCTCTCCTGTAGGTACAGTAGCAGTTGTTGCGTCAACAAATGAAACCTATGTGCAATCATCTACTGGTTGGGTATTATTAAATGTTCCAACTGATCATGTAATATCAATTAACGGTAAAAATGGAGTTATAGTAAAAATTACACCAGAAGATACTGCGGGATTTGTTGATGCTGCTAAGGCTGGTACACCATTATTAACAACACTTTTACCAGGATTAACTGGTGATGTCACATCATCAGATGGCTCTAACGTTATTACATTAAATGATATACCAGGTATCAATACTGCAGCAAGCTATACTAGTGTGCAGGTTAATAGCAAAGGCTTAGTAATTGGCGGTGGAACTGCTCAGGCAGTAACTACTGAGGTTGGTGATCTTAGATACGTAATACAAACATCATTAGGTGAAAGAAATGTTGCAAATGGTTATGCTGGATTAACATCAAACGGTGTTATAAGCTTTGAACAGCTACCATACTTAACAGGTGATGTTACTTCTTCTAATGGATCTAACTCGGTTATATTGAAATCTATAATTGGCTTAGATACATCGTTGCCATTCACTACAGTGAATGTTGATATGAAGGGTAGAGTTATTGGTGGTACAACTGATCCAGTATATACTAGCGCTCAATGTGATGAACAATTCCTAACTATTTTAGAAAGTGGTCATAAAAACCTAGCTAGTGGTTATGCAGGGCTAAATGAATCTGGTTATGTAGATACTTTAGTGTTACCAGCGTTTACAGGTGATGTTAACTCACTTGCAGGTACTAAAACAATCAATTTAAACATCATGCCTAATGTATTAACAGGGGTTGATTATACATCGGTACGTGTAAACAATAAAGGGTTAGTAACATCAGGCTCAACTAGTGTGATGTATACAAAAGCTCAAGTGGATTCTGCATTTGTTACTAAAGCAGATACAGGTATTAAAAACGCACCAAACGGGTACGTTGGCTTAAATGCAAATGCAAAAATTGATACAGCATTTTTACCACAACTTGTAATTAATAACCAATTTGTAGTTCAGTCACTTGGTGAACGTAACCTACTTGCTGCTGTAACTGGTGATATAGCGATAGTGCTAGGCACAGTAAATCAATCATTTATTTTAGCAGCAGCAGATCCAACCGTTAATGAGCATTGGATTGAATTTACATCGTCTGCTAATGTACTTCAAGTTAACGGTCAAACAGGATCTGTTAACTTATCTTTATTAGATCTAAATGGTAGATTACAAGCAACACAATTACCTTTACTAACATCTGGAGGCATTATAATTGACCCAGATAATAATGATCAGTTAATGCTAAATGATGTAGGTACTAATCAATTAGCAACGGGTGAAATTGGTGTTTACACACAGGTAACAGTTAATAGTAAAGGTTTAGTAATAGAAGGTACATCTCCAACTTCAATTATAGATTTTGGAATTACAGACGTAGTATCTACACTTAGATTACCAGAGAATGATGATGGTGTTTCAAAGATAGTTACAGTTGACGCAACAGGTAAAATTAGTAGCAGTTTAATTCCTGCAATATCAGTATCGCAAATATTTACATTCTTTGCATCCGATGCAACAAAAGAAAGTATTATTGCTGAAGATAGTCCTGCACTCGCTGCAACTCAAGGTGCAATGGCTATTGTTGGTGGTACAGCAGGTGCAACTTTCATATTAACATCTGATGTACCTACCAATATTGAAGATTGGGTAATGATGCAGGCGCCGGGCGGAGGTGGTTCTAGTGGTATATCATCTGTTAACGGATTAACTGGTAGTGTAGTAACTGTTGCATACCCTGATATCGATAACGTGTCTACAGATATTGTAGCTAGCGGTACATATAATACTGTTACTGTTAATAATAAAGGTAGAATTGTATCTGTAGCCAACACACCAATGGTGTCATTAAGTGGTGGATTAATATCAACCAGCGTATTACCTGCATTTACAGGTGATGTTCGTACTACCGCAGGTACCTCTATAACAACGTTAGCCGCTAGCGGGGTAGTAGCTGGCACATACAAATCTGTTACAGTTGATGCTAAAGGGCGTGTACTTAACGGTACAAATCCAACAACTGTTGCTGGATACGGTATTACAGACGCATTATCATCAAGCCGCTTAGCTGCACCGGGTGGAATTGCAACATTAACTGCAGGTGGATCATTAACTACAAATCAAGTACCTGCATTCATCGGTGGTGAAGTTGTATCAGTTGCTGGATCGTTAAATTTATCATTAACTCCAAGCGGTGTTGCGGCGGGAACATATAAATCTGTTACGGTTGATACTAAAGGTCGTGTAACTGCTGCCACTAACCCAACTACACTAACCGGATACGGTATTACTGATGCTGTTAACGTATCTAGAATTGATGCGGCACTTGGTGTAGCTGGATTAAACGTAGATCGTAAAATATCATCCGGATATTTTCCAGCTAGTGGTGTAACTGCTGGTACTTATACTAGCGTTACTGTAGATATTACCGGACGTGTAACAGCTGCATCAAATCCTGATATATTAATGGTAAGCTCAATTGGTGCAGCTAACGGGGTTGGTGGTTTAGATGCTGATAGACGTCAAACAACCGAGCAAGTACCAATATTTGCTGGTGGCGATGTAGTTTCTACTGGTGGAACTAAAGTATTAACATTAACAAACACTGGTGTGGTACCTGGAACGTATACTAGTGTTACGGTTGATGCTAAAGGGCGGGTAACAGCTGCGGATAGCTCGTCATTATCTAGTACGTTCTCTGGTAATGTTACAGCACCAGTGTTTATATCTAATGTAGCTACAGGTACAGCTCCATTACAAGTTACATCGAGCACATTAGTACAAAATTTAAATGTACAAAAATTAAATGGTATATTGGTTACAGGAAATGGTACCGCTGGACAAGTACTTACATTAGATTCAACCAGTGCTGCAAGTTGGCAGGATAGTGCAGGTGGTACCGCAACTGGATCAACAGAAGCAACTCCCAACACTGTTGTTCAACGTACGTCGGATGGTAGTGTATATGCTACTAACTACTATTCAACATCTGATAGAAACTATAAAGGTAATATTCAACCATTAACTAATGTAACAGATATAGTAAATCAATTACAACCTGCTACATTTAACTTTAAAGCTGATGAACATCAACGTCTACACTTTGGTTTAATTGCGCAAGAAGTTGAAACAGTATTACCTGCGTTAGTAACAAAAGATGAAGCAGATATTAAATCAGTGAATTATGTGGAGTTAATACCAATATTACTAGCTAATATACAAGAATTAAATGCACGTATAGCAGTACTTGAAGGTAAATAATCATGGCATTCTATATAAATGATGCCTCATTATCTGATCAGTTCGTAACAGAATACGAACTGATTGATAAATGGGTGAGCTGCAACACCGTAAAGGTGTGCGGCTCAAATACGTATGGTCAGTTAGGGTTAGACACCACTACTACTGTTTTTAATGCGATATTTCAAGATGTACCTAACGTTAGTAATATTAAACAGGTTGCAACCGGATCGAACTTTAGCGCAATATTAAGACCTGATGGTTTCTTATATACTTGTGGTGATAACTCGTACGGGCAATTAGGTGTAGATTCGGCACTGAGTCAATTTATTAAGTTTATGCCTGTCTACACCGGATTGAACATAAATTACATCGCATGCGGTGCGACTGCACTATTTGCTGTGGATACTGACGGTAACTTGTATGCTTGTGGTAAGAATACTAATAACATGCTAGGAATATCATCAGGTGATTCATTCCGTAAGATGCAACAAGTGCCGTATGCATCTGGGGTTGTGCAGGTAGCCTGTGGATTATCACACACCGTGATACTAAAGCAAGATGGTACAATAATGGTAGCTGGAAGTAACGCATACGGTCAATTAGGTCCTGTTCTGGATGCTACCCAATTTACATCAGTACCAAATATAACAGATATTAAACAAATTGCATGTGGTGATAATCACACTATATTATTAACGAAGAGTGGTACATTGTATGCTACTGGGTTAAATAATAATCATCAATTAGGTTTAAGTGAAGATAGTTATAACAATTTTACCCTTATACCTGATGTTGATTCAGTTCGCTCGGTATCTACACATCAAGGTCACACTATTATAGTATTAAATGATGGTACTATACTAGGATGCGGGTTAAATGTTAGTGGTCAGTTAGGTATGGGTAATTTAGTAAGTGCGTACACGGTATTTGTACCAATTACAAATATTACAAATATACGTGCTAGCTATTGTATTAATAACACAACATTATTGCTACGAGTAGATGGAACTGTATTGTTTGCAGGTAGAGCAAATAAGCAAGTAAACTTATCAACTGCCTCATACTACACATTTCAGCCGTTACCAAATATAACTGATATCAAACAGTTATCGGTAGGTCAATCACACACTATGCTGCTAAAATATTAACGAGGAAGATAAATGTATTGCTTATTAGAAAATGACAACATTGTTGCAGGTCCATTTGATTGGAATGCACGTAGATTTACATTAGAGTTATTAGAAGAGTATGGTATCAAGTCTGATTTACCAGCTAATAGTAACAATCAATCTTTTGAAATTAATGAAACACTAAAATTGCTACCGGTAAATTCAGTTGTACACAAAGAATACGATACTAGAACACAACAACTAGTAGGTCCGGTTCCAGTAGTAGCGGATGGATTAAAGTTAACATATACTATAGCAGATAGAGACATTGATGTAGTTAAAGCAGAATTGGTGCAAGAGTTAGCAGCAAACAGATACAATTACGAAGTTAAGGGTGTTGAGGTGTCATTAGGTGCAACTACAATATCGGTACCAACAGATCGCGAGTCACGTAACACATTACTTCAATGTCTCGCATTAAGCGTCTTTGATAAGTCATGGAAATTTGGTAGCAGTTGGGTGGTTTTATCTAGTAGTGATCTTAAGACTGTAGTTGACGCAATATTAGCACATGTACAATCAGCATTTGATTGGGAGCAAGCTAAACTAGTTGAGTTAGCAGATATAAGCTTATTAGAAGATTTAGCGGTTTTTGATGTTGTTAAAGCGAGTTAAATATGACTTCTGGCTTCTATGAATACGATGAGGATATTTTATCCAAATATCTATCACAAGATTACATGTTAAATGCATTTCCTGGAAATTCATTTACGTCATTATATACCAGTGTACAAGCATTCGGTAGTAGTTATTCAGGTCAATTAGGTGATTTAGAATTATCTCACTTATTACCTGTATTTCTACCAGTGGCTAATGTATCGCAAGTAGCTGCTGGTGACGGGCATGTGATGGTGGTTAAAGCGGACGGTACTGTTTGGGGAATAGGTGATAATTCAAAAGGTCAACTAGGGAATGGTACACTAATCACTAGATACACTACATTTCAACAAGCAACAAATATATCCAACGTAAAGCAATTAGTATGTGGTTCCGACTTTACATATGCATTAAAATATGATGGAACTGTGGTAGCCTGTGGTAGTAATTACTACGATCAGCTTGGTGTGCCAGATGGCGGACAATATAATACGTTTAATGCAGTACCAGGGTTATCAAATATTGTGCAATTAGTGTGTGGTGGTTACCATGTAATAGCATTAAAAGAAGATGGTACAATATTAGTGTGTGGTAACAACGATTATGGTCAATTAGGTATTGGAGCTGCACTAAAAGCATCATATTTCACCATTGTACCTACTACCACACCAATTAAATTTGTAGCTGCAGGTACTTGGCACTCTATGCTTATCACGTCTAATGATGCACTACAATCAGCTGGTATTAATACCGGGGGAGCATTAGGATTAGGTGAGAATTACAGTACAATTGCAAAAGTAACGACGTTTACCGATGTACCTAACACTGTCAACGTAAAATACGTGGCTTGTGGTAACAATATTACTATGGCTACAAGAACTAACGGTATGTTATTTGTATGTGGTACAAGTACTGTTGGTGCTTTAGGATTAAAGTACTCAACGTCAGCTAATACATTGAGATTAATACCGGAAATTACAAATGTAAAGCGTATTGCGTTTGGAAGTGCTCATACTGCGATATTTACCACTGATGGTAAAGTATTAACAACTGGTTATAATATTTCAGGTCAACTTGGAACTGGAGATGCAATAGATCGCACTACATTTCAACAAATAACTCAAGTGAATAACATCAAACAGCTGGCTTGCTATGGATCTACCACTCTACTCCTAACAACACCTGCGAATTGGATGTAAATTTAGGTTCTCTGCACGTCTCTCAAAGGTATTTTATTAAGATGTATACTTGATATACATCGATGAGATCCGTGCATCTTGATATAGTAGCGGTGGGTTATACTAGTTGCTTGATCATCAGCTGATGTTTATCGCCACCGCTAATATATTTAATGCGATCTGCACCTAATACAGTGTTAAAACGTGAATTATTTGCAGATGGTGATACACCTAGTTGTTTTGATGAATTATCACCACATGCTAGTACAGTACCGTTAGTTAATAGCACATTTGTTGAGTTATATGCACAATATACAGCTTTTGCGTTAATTATCGCTGTAATTTGACGTGGAGTCATTGTTTTATTAGATAGTGCTAAACCTGCACCTAACTGACCAAAGTTATTTCTACCCCAAACATATACAGAACCGCTATTAGTTACAGCAGCTACGTGTGATAATCCAGCTGATATTGATTTTACCCCGGTAATTCCAGGTATTTGTTGAAAGGTAGTGTTATCGGTGGATGCAAATCCTAATTGACCGTAAGTATTATTACCACATGCATACAATATACCGCTAGTTGCTAATAATATCGTGCTACTATCACAGCAGGCAATTTGTTTAATATTATCAACACCCTCTACTGCAGTAAAAGTAGATGTATTTGTTGTATTTCCTAGACCTAATTGACCATTACTGTTATTACCACATGAGATAACCGTACCGTTTGATAATAATGCAACGGTATGTTGTTTACTATTAGCTATTTTAACGACATTATCTATACCGGGCGCTAATGTAAACGTGGTATATGTATCAGCATTATCAAATCCTAATGATCCTGATAGATTTTGACCACATGCGTACAATTTACCATCAATCGTTACAGCAAATGAGTTATTTCCATTGCTGCTAATGTATGTAATATTACAAATATCTGGAACAACTTGAAAAGTAGTTGTATTAGCCGGTAAACCAAGCTGTCCGGATGAGTTATCACCGGAAGCTAGTAGTGATCCATCAGTAAGTAGTATGAAAGAATGATCTGTGCCGCAAGCTATTTGAGCTGCAGCGGTAATATTAGGTACATTATTAAGCGATAAGACTGGATCTACACCTAATTGTCCAAGGATATTGCTGCCTAATGCATATACCAAGTTTCTACTAAACATTGCACGAGGAATCAATGATTCTAGCACATTAGTATTTACAGAATTGCTGACTTTAAATAATGACATTGGGTACTCATGAAATAATTGGTGGTGTTACGAGTATTTAGGTGGATTTATATGATAATATTTATAAAGTTATAAATATTAGTTATTTAGAGCAGGAGAATACCAATCATGGCAATCAATAATCCAACGAAGTTGGTGATAGACTTTAATGCCGATGTCCAGACCAGTTGGCCCAACGGTCAAAGCACTGTTGCGCGAATTATTACGAATAAATTTGAAATTCCATTTAGTAGTTACAATGTTGGATCAGTAGATATAAACTCCACTTCAACACCTATATTATTAGGAAATATAGCGACTGGAGTATTTTATAGTGACCAGTTAGTAACTTATACTGTAGATAGTACTGATGTAGTTAATACTAAATTTTTTGCATATGAAGGTCCAGCTGTACCTATTACCGTATCCACGACGCACCCAACAGCAGTTACAGTTGAATACGCGTTAAGTGTATCGCAAATCCCAACTATTATTAGAACTGCACCAGGTGCACCAACAATTACTACTGTAACAGTAGATGATCACATAGCTACTGTATCATTTACAGCTCCTATAACTGATGGTAATAGTTCGATTACATCATATAAAGTAACTACAGTCACTGGTGAGTATCTTACAACAGGTACACAGTCACCTATTACTGTAACTGGGTTACCAAATAATGTTGCATATCGTTTTAAAGTATCAGCGGTAAACGCAATTGGTGAGGGTGCTGTTAGTGCATTATCATCTAATGTAACGCCATTAGCTCCAACTGTACCAGATGCACCTGCGATATACTCAGTTGTACCTAACAACGGTCAAGTTTCAGTATTCTTCCATCCCCCTGTGTACACAGGTAGACGTCCAATTGTTGCTTACTCAGTTGTATCAAGTAATGGTGATTGGGCAGGTGGGGTGGCATCACCAATCGTGGTGACTGGATTAACTAACGGCGAACCTTTAACATTTACAGTAACAGCTGTTAACGTTGTAGGTTACAGCGCACCTAGCGCGCCAAGTATACAAATGGCGGCTGCAAATGTACCAATGGCACCTACTATTGACAATGTAGATGTAGGTGCAGCTTCAGCGTTAGTTGAATTTACACCTGGTGATGATGATGGTAGTGATATTACTGCATTTATAGTAACAGCTACTCCAGGTAATATTACCGCATCTGGGATGGATTCACCAATTTTAGTAACAGGATTAACTAATGGTACTGAATACGAATTCACAGTACGTGCTATAAATGCTGTCGGTCCTAGCCCTGAAAGTGTAGTTGCAAGCAATAATTATATACCATTAGATGTACCACATGCACCAACTAATGTAGCTGGTGTTAGTGTTGGTGTAGGAGCTGTTAGCGTTTCGTGGGTACCACCATTAATAACTGGTGGTCAAATTGACTCTTATGAAATAGAATCATATAACACTGATACTGAACTAACCTCTACTACTCTTACTGAGGATATACCAACAGTAGTTGACGAGTTACAATCAGGTGCGGTATATCAGTTTAGAGTTAGAGCGGTTAATAGTGTAGGTAATGGAGCCTGGAGTTTAAGTAGCGCAAATGTTTCGACATGGTCAGTACCAGTAGCACCTACAGCTGTAACTGCTGTTAATGCTGGTGTAGGTAGTATTGAAGTAACGTTTACTGCTCCAACAGTTACTGGTGGTAGCCCAATCACAAGTTACGACGCAGTAATTTGGAATGTAGATACTGAAACTTCAGATACACAGAATACATTAGCGTCACCAGTTACTTTCGGTCAACTTGAGCTCGGCACTGAATATGTTGTTGAAGTATTTGCAATTAGTGATGTGGGTACTGGTGCAAGCAGTGGCTACAGTGGATCAGTTACTACTTGGGATGTTCCAGGTGCTCCAACAGGTGTAGTTGCAACTGCTGGTGATGAGCAGGCTTCTGTTGCATTTACTGCACCTACTCAAACCGGTGGCAGACCAATACTTGAATATTCAGCGATATCATCACCAGGTGGGGTTCTACTCACATCATTAGTTTCACCGATTATATTTACTGAGTTAACTAATGGTACTGCATACACATTCGAAGTATTTGCACATAATATCGCGGGTGATGGACCTAATAGTACGCCAAGTGCTCCAGTTACACCTCAAGGTGCAGCAACAGTACCAGTTGCACCAACTAACGCAATTGCATCACTAACCGCTACAGCACTTCAAGCGCTAGTTGCATTTGATATTCCAAATGATGGTGGATCTGCAATACTTGGATACACTGTAACATCTGACCCAGATGCAATTTCTGCTACAGGAACTACCTCACCAATCGCTGTTGACGGGTTAACTAATGGTACTCTGTATGACTTTACAGTTATTGCAACTAACGCTGTAGGTGATAGTTTACCAAGTACTCCAACAAACCCAGTATCTATGTCAGCACCATTAGTACCGGTGGCACCTATTAATATAGTTGCAAGCCTTGTTACACCAGGGTCAATTAGTGTAATGTTCGATCCGCAAAGTGATAATGGTCGACCAGTAACTATGTATAATGTAACCGCTGCAAATGTAACTGATCCAGTGCAACCAACTTATACAGCACACGATTCCCTGCTACCTGTATTGGTAGCAGGATTGACGGTAGATGATGTGTATGAATTCACTGTAACGGCGACTAACGTAGTAGGTGATAGTTTACCTAGTCTTGTAAGTAATCAGTTACCAGCTTAATTATTAAAAGGTAAAACATATATGAGCATGTATTCTCCATTTAAAGATACTCCATTAACTATTAATGATGAAGGTAATAGAATATCTATTGATTTTCAGCGTACCTCAGATTCAACAGCTATTATTACTTGGGGAATACCAGCTAATATTGATAACAGTAATTTACCACCAGCAACCTACGATGGGTTGTTGGTGTTGTTAGATACAAAACCAATCGAAGGGAGTCGACCTGTAAACACCACCATTTATGAAGCGGACAACACCGCTGATGCTAATAAGCATGTTGGTGATAAAATAGGTGATTGTTTAGTAGTGGGTGTGTTTTATAATGATAAAGCCACTACATCACTAGTTATTACGGATATTTCACATGATCTTAATTACTATATTGCTGGATTCGCGATCGATAATGTTAGAAACTACCATAGTGGGGTCTTTAGTTATCAATTACCTTTGCTGCTAACTAATGAAACCAAAAGCACTAAAGGTTATCAAGATATAACTTTAGGTGTATTAGAAACAGATAGTCTAGATATAGATAGTAAGTTTGCTATCTATATCGATGACGTTCTACACGAATTTCAAGTAACAGCTACAAATTATACTGAGTTGGTTGATGCAATAAACTTAGGTATAATTCAGATTGATAACACATATCAAGGAGCAACACCGTTAAACACTAACGGTTTAGCCTTGAGAAACAATGTGTTATACACCTTTGATGGATTAGATGAAAATGTTACTGAGTATTATGCTGGTACAGTTTCACCTGATCGGATACAAGGAGGTTATTGGCAAAACGGTTCGTCATTATTTAAATGGAATGGCACCGGTTGGGATAATATGAATGCTATAAGCTATCATAAGCCATTAACTCAATTAGATACAACTGATTTCTGGTTTGACGGTACTACCGCATATCAGTATAACAATGTATGGAAGAAAAAGAAAACATATTTAAATGCAAATCCATGTAATGGACCTGTATTAAATAAAACTAGTATCTGGACAGATGGTACAGATTTCTTTAATTATGTTGGTGGATCAATTAAATGGGCAAAATTACCTGTTCATTCGAGTGCTCACGATCCTTCATCGTATTATAACGGATACTATTGGTTAAACGTTGATAAAGTATATCAATTAGTTGCAAGTAAATGGACGCTTACGAGTATCGTAGTTGGTGCACAACCAACCACTCAAGTAGCTATTGATTGGTATAATTCTGTTGACAATAAAGTTTATCGATATGACCCAGCTGCAAAAACATGGGGTATCCTACCAATTGATATCATTAATAGTACTTTTGATGTTATAGTGCCAGGAGACTGGTATTGGTACGATGTTGATAATGATGTTTTAAATGCATGGGATGACGTGTACAGCAATTGGGCTTCGCTAACTGTTTTAACAGGTGCGGACCCGGTAGCTAATAAGGTGAGAACAGGTGACTGCTGGTATAGTAATACCTTACATCAATGGGATGGCTCCCAATGGGTAGACGTTAGTTATATAGCTAATGCAGTAGATCCAAAACCTGTGATCGACACGTACTGGTACGATACGATAAATAATACCTTTAAGCGTTACGATGATTCTGAATGGACTATCTTTACGCGTTACGACGGTTTTGAATGGACTACTGTACAAGGATGTTCCCTATCATACGACCCGACTGATCTTCAGATTGGACAATACTGGTATAACACAATTACCAGAACATTATCTACATGGAATGGTAGCAATTGGCAACCAGTCATGTATTCAACAAATAGTTTAAAGCCTAAGTTAAATGACTTATGGTATAACACTACCGAACACAAACTATACAAATTTAATAAGCAATGGATTGCTGCTGATGCAAGAGCTACCTGTGAGTTGCTACATGGTGATATTAGAATTACCAGTAACACCGTAGGTAGTGTGTCACGTATAGTTGTACCAGATGTAAATAGCGATAACGAATCAAATGTGTTTACAATTACTAATCCGCGTGGCGTGTTGCAACCTATAGTTATCGGTACAGATGCAGTACCACAAACTCCAATGAAGCAGCAAATAGGGGTTGGTACAGACGGATCGCTAGCTCAGCGTCGAGAACTAATTAACGATATGTTAATGTGCTTAGGGTACCCATCAATTCAAATCGAATTAGATAAAGCACAATTAAATTTATGTGTCGATCTTGCATTAGCCATGTTCCGTAAGTTATCAGGTAGCGCATATGAACGTGCTATATTCTTTTTAGATTTTGAATCAAACAAGCAACAATATTACTTAACCGATAAAAAAGTTGGATTAAATCGTATTGTTGATGTTCAAGGTGTTTATAGACGTAACAGCTCATTTATGGCTAGCTCTAGCGGTAACGGTATTTACGCACAACAATTCTTGCAATGGATGTATAATCCAACGATGGGTATGGATTTAATTTCATACCATATTATTGCTGAATATACGGAACTAATGGAAATATTATTTGCAACCCGTATAGTGCATAGATTTAATGAGCGCTCACGTAGACTAGACATCTATCAAAATATTGGTTTACCTGAACGAGTGTTAGTCGACTGTACTGTTGAACGTACAGAACAAGAACTTATATTAGACCGGGTATGCGGTAAATGGATACTTACTTGGGCGTTAGGTGAAGCTTATATGATGCTAGCTAATATACGTGGCAAATATGGCTCGATACCTGGTGCAGGTGGATCTGTTACCTTGAATGCTAGTGATATGCAAACACACGCTGATAACTGCTTTGAAAAATGTAGAGATGAGATCGACAACTACATTGCTAACGAACCAGAAAATATTGGTTTGGAAAGTACGTTTATTTGGGGTTAATTAGGTTTTTATACTAACAGCGAAATTATAATATGGCATATAATCCAAGACGAGTAGTTTCACCAATTGTTCATCAAAACAGTCCATTTCAGATGTTTGATGAACAATTAAGCAATAAATTAATGAATGATTATGTGACTGAAGGTCTCATGATCGGTGGTACAAGTGTGTTAGTGTATAAGCTATTAGGTATACACGAACAAAAAGAATTATTGCCATTATCAGGTACTCCTATAACTAATAGCGAGTACCCTGAGTTTCCTGTTGCAAACGTATTTCAAGATGATGATACTGAATGGCATTCTGTAAATAGATGTGGGGTGCGTAATCCGGATACTTATATTGGATATGATTTTGGACCTATTAAGATTCAAGGTACCGATATTGATAAGTATGCAATTCACTCCGAAGTAAAGTATCACGTTACATCTGTTTATATTCAACAAGGCGCTTTAGCTAAAAATAGAATAACTAAAGCCCGTGTTGAACGCTCTGATGATGGTATAACATGGGTTGGTGTTGCATTATTAACACTACCAGATGATGATCAACCACATTGGGTAGATATACGTCAAAGTGCTCCATCTAGATATTGGAGAGTGGTACCAACCACTTATAATAGTGCTACTGATTTATGGATCGTTAAAAAGTTATCATTCTCAGAATACACTAAGACTGGTATTACTAATATTCAAGATGAGATGGGATTCTTAGAAAATAGAGATCGTAGTTATTCTACAGATCCAATTACTATGAAAGCATATTATAATTTAATAGATGTTACTACAGATTTAAGTCAATTTGGTATCGACCTTAAAAATCAATACAATTTCAAATTTGGCTTTGATATGACAGTTCAGCATTTAAACCGACCGATAGTAATCGGTGATGTACTAGATGTATTATGCGAAGTACAATTTGATACTCAATTAAATCCAGTGCGTAAGTATCTTGAGGTGACCGATGTTGCTTGGGACTCTGGGTCATTTACACCTGGGTGGCAACCAACTTTGTATTCTGTTACCGCTCAGCCAATGATAGCATCACAAGAAACAATGGATATTGTAGGCGATTTAAATAATGACTTCTTTGACAGTATAGAAATGTTTAACACCACTGCATTAAAATCTAGTAAACGTATTAGAGCAGAAGCTGATACTCAGGTACCTGAAGTAGGTGGTAGTTATAATGATACTCAATTAGTCCCATCAGATGAAATTGAGCGTGGACTAGAGTTAGGATTTAATTTAGCACCTTTAAATCCTAACCCAAAAGAGTATTTACAGGAAGATGCATTACCTCCAAATGGGTTGCCGTACACCGAAGGTGATGCTTACCCTGAAAATCCAAGCAATAAAGACTATCATAGATTAACTTACAGTAACGTTAAAGATCCAATTCCAGCTAGATTATATCAATACTCAACTACAAAAGGTAGATGGATATTCATGGAAGAAGATAAGCGTATGCGTAATAACAGTAAAAAACCAGCTATTGATCCATTTACAAGTGGTATTGATGTTACCAAGTTAGGTAAGTAATGAAATTATTTGGAGTTAAAGTATGAGTTATTTTTACCATCAACAATTTAAAAAACACATTGTTCAGTTCATGGAAATATTTAGAGGAACTGAGGTTAAGTCTGGTGTATCAAAAGATGGTACTATAAAAACTATTGAAGTTCCTATTGTATATGGTAGCATGGATAGAGTTACTGCATCAATTGCTGGGAATAATACGCAGAATTTACCGTTGCGGTTACCTGTTATGTCTGCATATATGACAAATATATCAATGGCAACTGATAGATATAAAGGTACTGATACTACTAAAAGCTCGTTGTATACTCCACCTGGTGGAGTGTATCCGGATGATAGTAGGTTTGTTTATCAGATTATGCCAACACCGTATAGAATATCAATGGATTTACACGTGTATAGTAGTAATATGGATACACAAATGCAGATATTAGAACAAACACTAATATTATTTAATCCACAGATACAGATACAAACATCTGATGCATTATTTGATGGTGGTAAAATAACTACAGTTGAGTTGACCGGCATCAATAACGCGGAAAACTTCCCAATCGGTAGTAATGATAGACGTACGATAATGCACACATTATCATTTGATATGATTGTTTATTTGTCAGCACCTGCACAACTAAAAGATAACCGTATTGAAGATATAAAATTGAGGATAAGTAGTGTTACTAGCGCATCCGATTTAAACATCGATAATACAATAGAAGAAGTAATAGCGGAATACGATATTAAATAACAAAAAAAAGCCCGCTTTCGCGGGCTTTCTTATATAAAGCTTATTGTGTCATTGGATCACCGGTGTTAACCAGTGTGATTGGCACGTAAATAAACTCGATTGCTTTTGTTGGTTTTAACGCAATATTAACATATAATTCATTGCGGTCAATAGTAGTAGCTGTGTTGTTACTGCTATCGCACTGTACCGCAAAATCATATAAACCACGTTTAATTTGAATATCATACAAGTACGATGTTACAAGTGATGATACATTTTTACGTGATACTTCATCATTTTGTTCCATTAAGAAGCGAACTAATGCTTTTCTAATACCGCGACGGATGTACATAACCATACGTGATACATTGATACGATCAAGTGATGAATTGAAGCCTACGTTAACACGAGTTTTTTGACCCCAGATTGCAATTCCGTATTGAACTGAATCATGAATTGGGTTAATGTTACACAAGTTGTATAAGCTGTCACGCATACCATCATTTAAACGAACACGTTTAAATTCAACGTCTGCTGTACCAACACTACCTGACACATAACCAACAGCAGTAACACCAAGAGTGCCACCAATCAAACCTCTTGTTGGACCTGCTGGTGCAAACCAAACTTGACTTTTGTTGTCACTGTTGGTAATTGCAGCTAATGCTAATGCAGATGATGGGCATAACACATCATAGCCATCTAGGTTAGATACAATACCATGTGGATAGTAATAAGCAACTGTACCAGCATTATCTGAACGAATATTAGCACCTGTTGAAACTGTAGCGTTATCATCAGATTGTTGACCCCAACGAATAACATC